TATCAAACAAGATTATTATCAAGTTATCACGATCATAGATTTAATATCAATATGCTACCAAGACAAAGTGGTAAAACAACAACTGCCGCCTGTTATCTTTTATGGTATGCAATGTTTCATCCAGATCAAACTATTCTTATTGCGGCACACAAATACACAGGTGCTCAAGAAATCATGCAACGTATTAGATACGGATATGAACTGTGTCCTGATTACGTCAGAGCAGGTGTAACAAACTACAACAAAGGCTCTATGGAATTTGAAAATGGAAGCAGAATTGTAAGTGCCACCACAACAGGTAATACTGGTAGAGGTATGTCAATATCTTTATTGTACTGTGATGAGTTTGCATTTGTTAACCCAGGTATAGCACAAGAATTTTGGACTTCAATATCTCCTACACTGGCAACAGGTGGACGTGCAATTATAACATCAACACCTAACTCAGACGAAGATGTTTTTGCAACAATATGGAGAGAAAGTCAAAACAAATTTGACGAGCACGGCAATGAACAAGAATTGGGGTCTAATGGATTCCACGGTTTTACTGCCGCTTGGGACGAACATCCTGAAAGAGACGAAGACTGGAAACAACAGGAACTTGGACGAATAGGCGAAGAAAGATTTAGACGTGAATATGGATGTGAATTTTTAGTATTTGACGAAACACTTATTGATAGTATCATGTTAAGCACACTAGAAGGAAAAGAGCCAATAATGAACATGGGACAAACACGTTGGTACAAAAAAATTAATCCTCAATCCACATACGTTGTTGCATTAGATCCTGCAATGGGGACAGGTGGAGATTCAGCCGCAATACAAGTATTTGAATTGCCTAGTTTTGAACAAGTTGCTGAATGGAAACACAATATGACTGCTATTCCTCATCAAGTAAGAATACTAAAAGAAATTTGCCATCAGATAAAAGATGAGTGTCAATCAACCACTGGTGCTAACATTTACTGGAGTGTAGAAAACAACACCATTGGTGAATCAGCACTGATAGTGATTGCAGAATTTGGAGAAGAAAATATACCAGGAATGTTTGTATCTGAACCTATTAGAAAAGGACATATCAGAAAGTTTAGAAAAGGATTCAACACAACGCATAGATCAAAAATTAGTGCTTGTTCTAGATTGAAAGCAATGGTAGAGCGTAGCAAGATCAAAATTAATTCTAAAATACTCATAAAAGAATTAAAATCATTTATTGCATCGGGCAATTCATACAAAGCAAAATCAGGAGACCACGATGATTTAGTGTCTGCTACTTTACTTTGTGTAAGAATAATGGGTGTATTAAGAGATTGGGATCCTAAAATATACAATACATTTACCCAAATCGAAGACGACGAGATGGCGGAAAAAGTGATGCCATTGCCACTGTTTGTTTCGCACTAAACAAATAAATACACTATATGGACATACAAAACATATCAACAGCACTTTTTAACAAAATTCGTGGGCAATTTCCTGCTGTAACGGTTGGAGATTCAGACGGCAACGTCACTAATGAGCCAAAAGAAGCACGTTTCTTTGACTTTGACTACACAAAAGAAGGCAAAAGTTTCGGCAAAATAAGCATAAGTATTAGCGAAGACCAGGGTTTAGTAGTGTTACACAGCACTGACATAATCAGTGAAGCAGACCCATTAACAAAAGAAAGTTGGTACAACTTTTTAAAAGAAATGAGAGAGTTTGCCAAGTCTAGATTAATGGCGTTTGACACTAGGGACATTACAAAATCCAATTTAGAAAAAAGAGACTACGAATACTTAAAGAAAGAAAAAGATATGGAACCAGTAGCAGAATCAAATATGTTTGGCACAAACAAGACAAGTTTTCAACAAATAGGTGACGCAAAACTTATTTTAAAACATTCAACTGTTGTAAATCCTGAAGTTCCAGGTGCAAGATCTCAAAGAATAGAATCAATTTTTATCGAAAGTCCAGAAGGAGAAAGATTCAAGTATCCTATTAAGCATTTAAATGGTGCAAGAGCAATGACACGTCACGTGTCAGAAGGTGGTAATCCATTTGATTCATTTGGCAAACACATAATTGGTTTATCAGAAGAATTAAACAAATTAAGAAAATTTAAAACTTACATGAACAGATCCAATGTTATGGCAGAAGGATTAAAAGATTATTTGCATGTAATAGATGAAAGAATAGAAGAAATTAAAACAACTGCACAAAAATTACAAAAAGAATCAGGATACAAGTCAGTAAAAGAAACACATTCAGAAGCAGTTTTAGAAGAAGTTCCAGAAGAAGTAAGCAAAAACTGGATAGATGAATTAACAATCAAACAATTCAATGAAGAATTAAAAGATGTATTTCCATACATTTACAAACTAGTATCTGAAAAAACTTCAATTAAAAATCTTTCACCAGAAGATTTTGAAACAGAAGCACAAGGTTACGAAGGCGGTTCAGAATCTAGAACATTGAGATACGATGTTGCAGGAGATTTTGATCCTGAAAGTCCTGTAACAGAAAAAGATGCAGAAGAAATTCAACAAGAACTTGCAAAAGCAGGCATTGTTGCAGATGTTCAACCAGATGCAAGTAGACACAATGGCATAATTGTACACACAAATACAGATCCTGAAACTGTTCAAGACGCACTGGGCAAAACAATAGAAAGTTTAGATACATTCAATGAATTTGAAGATGCAATAGAATCAATTGTAAGCGAAGATGAAAACGGTTTATTTTCATCAGACAAAGAAGAAAGCAATCAAGCACTAGAAAAATTAAACAAACTGATGGCAAAACATTTTCCAGCAGGACCAAATGGTGTAAACGGAATCGAAAGTTTGCAAGGAATTATTGATGATGAAGCACTTGCAACACAAATTAAAATGGCATCAAAAGAAGATGCAGATGCTTGTTTACGTCCAATGATTATGGATTATATCAAAACAAAAAAACCTGAAATGCTTTCACAAGTAGACACAGGCGATATGCAATCAGACCCAGGTATAAACAAAGAAGAAGGAATTACTTTTGAAGACATCAAACCATATGTGTCAATGTATCAAGGCAAAGATGGTAAAATGGTGTATGATATATTAGGTAAAGACGGTGAGTCAGTAGAAAAATTTGGCGATGCAAAAACGGCAATGGCATATTTGAAAAAGAATTTTGACAAATTAAGAAACAAAGGTCAAGATGAAACAGAAGATGACACAATTGATGTTAAAATGGATCCAGACGGTGCTATTTCAAAAGTAAAAGATGGTGATAAGTCATTTGACAACAAAGAAGAAACTGTGGAAGACTTTGTTAAAAGTTTCTTTGATTACACAACAAACCAATTTCCAAAAGGTGAAACAGCAGTAATAACAAGTGTTGAAAAGAAATTTGGTGATGGATCAATCAAGACTGCACAAGAAACAATTTCAAGATTAATGAATAATAAAGACCCTGAAATTGCCAAAATTAAAAAATTAGCAGGCGTCTAATACAATTCGGTAAAACACCCACTTAATTAAACATTGACTAAATAGTAAAGTTATTGTAGTATATGAAGTATGTGCTACAAAAACATTAATAGGCACAATTACGCTATAAGGCAAAAAATAGGAGGCTAATATTATGGCAACACTCGCAGACATACGTGCAAAGTTGAAAGAACAAGAAGCACGTTCAACAGGCTCAACCAGATCAGGTGGCGATAACGCTATCTACCCATTCTGGAATCTTAAAGAGTCAGAACAAGCAACAGTAAGATTTCTACCAGACGGAGATAAAGAGAATACTTTTTTCTGGAAGGAAAGACTTATGATTAAATTACCTTTTGCAGGCATTAAAGGTGACACGGATTCAAGACCAGTCCAAGTACAAGTACCATGTATGGAAATGTATGGTGAAACTTGTCAAATTCTTACAGAAGTAAGAGCATGGTTCAAAGATCCTAAATTAGAGGACATGGGAAGAAAATATTGGAAGAAAAGAAGTTACATCTTCCAAGGTTTTGTTAAAGAAGATCCTCTTAATGAAGAGGAGAGTCCAGCGAATCCAATTAGAAGATTTATAATTGGTCCGCAAATTTTCCAAATCATTAAAGGTGCATTAATGGATCCAGATATGGAAGATCTTCCAACTGATAAATTGAACGGTGTGGACTTTAGAATTATTAAAACATCTAAAGGTGGTTATGCAGACTATTCAACATCAACTTGGTCTAGAAAATCTAGAGCATTGACTGATGAAGAAAACAACTCTGTATCACAATTTAACCTGTTTAACTTATCTGACTTTCTTCCAAAGAAACCATCAGATGTAGATGTTAAAGTGATGCAAGAAATGTTCCAAGCGTCAGTTGACGGTGAACCGTATGACCAAGAAAAGTTTGGTCAATACTTTAGACCGGCAGGCTTATCAGCAAAAACTGGTGACCCTGTAACTCCTAAAGCAGAAACTCCAGCGCCAGCGGCTCAGCCAGTGGCAACAGAGGCTCCAAAGGTAGAAACACCTGCAGAGAAACCTGCTACACAGGATACAAACAACAGTGCAGAAGACATCCTAGCGATGATCAGAGCAAGACAAGGAAAATAAAAAGCATACAGTGGGGAGGCAACTCCCCACACAACTTAAAGGTAAAAAATTATGGTAAAGGCATTTGACGTTAGTAAATTTAGAAAGACTTTGACAAAATCCATAACAGGAATGAGTTCAGGGTTTAATGATCCAACAGATTGGATCTCTACAGGTAACTACGCACTGAACTATTTGGTGAGTGGTGATTTCAATAAAGGTATTCCATTAGGAAAAGTAACTGTGTTTGCAGGAGAATCGGGTGCAGGTAAATCATACATCTGTGCAGGTAACATTGTAAAACACGCACAAGAACAAGGCATATTTGTTGTGTTGATTGATTCAGAGAACGCACTTGATGAAACTTGGTTGAAAGCATTAGACGTAGACACTGATGAAAAGAAATTATTAAAACTTAATATGAGCATGATTGATGACGTTGCTAAAACAGTGTCAACTTTTATGGATGACTACAGAGCGATGAATGAAGAAGACAGACCAAAAGTATTGTTTGTAATTGATTCGTTGGGTATGTTGTTGACTCCAACTGA